TACCATCTCTTCTATGATATGACCATACAAGAATTTAATTCTAGTGTGAGGCATTAGTTCCTCTCCCTTATAACCATTATAAGAATACCATAACTGTCTATCCTTCTTACCTATGTTAGACATCCTTAACTTACGTCTATCGAACTCGTGTTCGGTTATGTTATTACGCAATATTTGTTTCATATTCTCACCGAAACTCTCTATTGCTTCTTCGACATCTACACCTTCAGGAATTTCCTTGGTGTCTATCAAATGATATATGTCATCTACTAGTGTATCTGTTGTACTCATTGTTGTACCTCCTTGTTATCTCTATGTCCATACTCTTCATAATCATCATTATAAACAGTACAACCTGATGGGTCAATATCGCAATTAGGATATGAAAAACAACCTAAATGCGAATCTTCCTTTTCTTTTATCTTGCTATCTTTACGATAGCCACTCTTTAGTGTGTCTGTGCCCACGTTTCACCTACCTTATATTCACCATCCAAAGGACAGTTTAGTTTAAAATCTAGACCTGCTCTCTTGATACATTCAACTGCAAGTCCTCCTAATTGTTCTGCCTGTTCCTCACATACCTCTAATTGAAATTCATCGTGAACATTGAGAACAAATTTATAATCTATCTTGTATATTCTAGCGTACTTATCTAACAAAATCAGAGCTTGTTTCATCACTATAGCACCTGCTGATTGTAGTAGTACATTCAGTGCACTATGTTGTGACCTTATGATTAATCTTCTGCCATCGAGACCCTTAAGCCAACCTTTTGTGCTTCCATTGTCAACTTGTTTTCGTAGAGTCTTAAGTGATGGCGTATTATCAAGGAATTTGCTTTTAAGTTTAGCACCATCCTTCGCTGTTCCACTGACGACTTCCCCGATCTTTCTATCTCCTGCTCCATAAAGGAAGGCATATATGAAAGTCTTTGCCTTATCTCTTGATTGAAGTCCTGCAGCCATTTGGTTTGCTGTGTGTATGTCTCCATCCACTACCTCCTCTGTGTATTCTTTATCATTCATATAATGTGCTAACATCCGTAACTCTAGACCACTAGCATCTACTCCTACTAACTTCTTACCTGTAGGTACAGTCCATAACTCCCTACATTCCTTACCGTACTCTGAATAGACAGCAGGTACTTGAGCCAAGTTAGGATTAGAATGTGTCATCCTTCCTGTTATAGCACCACAAGTATTTACTCTACCGTGTATCCTACCATCATCAGTAACTGATTCTAACCAACTCCTCACCATAGCTAATCTTTTAGTTAGAGTTAGGTACTCTACTATCAACTTAACTTCAGGTATATTTACTCCCTCTAATACCTTCTCATTAACTATGACACTACCTTTTTCAGTGAACTCTCCAGGATTCCAACCGAAGTGCATTAAATATCTAGATATCTGTTGTCTACTACCTAGATTAAATTCAGGATAATCTATATAACCCCAATCATCATAATCAGCATCATAATGAGCACCCTTATCTAATTGTTTCTGATATGCTAGGGAATTAGAACCATCCTTACGTTTAGGATTCTTGAGTACATTTAATGATTTCCAAGTAGGTAGAGGTTTGAATACCTTACGTACTTTATTCTCTATATCTAGAACCTTCTCTTTCAGTTCAGCTAATAAATCATAAGCCTTACGTTCATCGAAGAGTACACCATTCTGTTCCTGTTGTTGTATTATTTCAGCTACCTTATGTTCTATATCTACTGCTTGTTGGTCAGTTCCATCGAGTAAAATATCTAGATGATTAGATAAATCTTTAGTTACTCGTACATCCTGCTGACAATACTTCAACATCTCTATAGAGAACTCTTCCCAACCACCATCATAATCATCTTTAGTGTTAGTCAGCCTCTCACCCCAAGCTTTCAGTGAGTGACCCCCATCCATACTAGGGTTAAGTAACCTACTGATGATAAGAGTATCACGAAGATTATAGTTATATAAATCATTAGAAATAGACCGTAGAACAGGTACATCAAAGCCGATAATATTGTGTCCAACAAGGGTTTCGACTCCCTCGTAGACCAACCATTCTCTGAAGTCTTCATAACATTTATCTCCTAAAAAATTAACTACGGTGTTGTCCCAATCAGTCATTGCACAGATGCAGTGTATTCGAGTAGCTTCGAGTCCGTCAGTCTCTATATCAAAATAAGCTTTCACCATCTACTCCTTCTCTTAATCTACCTGTGATTTTATTATAGACTAGCTCTCCTGCCTTACCTGTGAGACCACTGAATCTATTCTTAATTACTCGTAGTACAGTAGTATTTCTATCCCGGTCGTCATCAGCTTGTTGATTCCTCTCCAAACCTATGACCATATCAGATAGCTGTGCTATGGCCGCACTGCCTCTCAACTCTGATAGAGATACTCGACCTCCCTCTTCGTGTGCTTTACCTTGAGGTCTCTTTAGATGTGACACTAGGAATAGACCTATGCCTGTCTCTTGCACTATCTTACGTAGCTTGGACATAATACTATCTATAGCTTTTCTTTCATCAATAAAACCTTCTTGGTCGCTGACTACTATAGATAGATGGTCTAGTATAATCCATTTACAGTCTAATCCTTTAGCGTATGTTCTGATACGAGATATGAGAGAGTCCTCTGCTATCGAACCGAAGTGGTCGAAGAAGAATATCCTACCTGTCTTTGAACCTACAGCCTTATACCACATATCGTACTTCTGCTTCTCTGTAAGTTTATCCTCATATTCGGGCAGATGTAAGGGTAGGTTATGCTCTACTGAAGTGATACCTTTAACTGCTCTACCTACTGTCTCCTCTAGATGTATCACAGCTATATTATCATCAGTGTTATTCAGTATATAGTGCTCTAATTCTTTCATCACACTAGTCTTACCCATACCACTACCACTAGTTATAGTTACTAACTCCTTCTGTCTGAAACCATAAGTTACTTCATTTAATTGTTGCCAGGGATAAGGAATAGACTTAACATTTTGGTCTTCCTTTACGTACTCCCAAGTGTCCTCTGCGGCCACTATACCTGCAGGAGTATACCCTTTAGCGTTCCACCAAGAATCTATGAAGTCTTTAATCTTACCTGCTTGTAACATATCAGAGGCATCCTTCATAGGTAGTTTAACTATACGTAATTTATTAGGGGATATGACATCCCTAACTTCCTTGATAGCATCGTTACCTGCGTCATCATTATCGAAACACAAGACTACATTATCGAATGACTCAATATAATCTAGGTTCTCTTTGATATCACGTAACGCACCACCCGCACCATTCTTTAATGATACTACTGCCCACTTACCATCGAACATCTCATTTATAGACAAGGCATCTAACTCACCCTCACAGATAGTTAGGTACTTACCTCCCTCTTTGAATGCTTGTTGACCGAATAGACCTGCACCTTTGTTAGTGCCATCTATATGGAATGCTTTAGTAGCTATGTTACGTTCTTTATACCCTAGTATATCACCTGTTTTAGCGTGATAATAGGGGTAGTAATGTTTGTTTATTTTACCGTCCTCACCGTGAGATATACGTACTCCGTACTTCATCGCTATCTCCTTCGTGATGTTTCTTTCAGGTATAGAACCCTTGAAACCTTTGACTTTTACTGGTGTATTCATATAATCTTTCCTCTCACTAAAACTAAACTCACTTAAATCTGTGGGTGGAATCCAATGACCACAGCCAAAACAATGACCGTGACCATCAGAATACACTGCCAGATTATCCTTACTGCCACAACTAGGACAGCTTGAATGCCTAACAAAATCTGACATATTTAGATTAAGTCCAGAACTCTTTTAGTTCTTCGTTAGAACCTTTGAACCCTGCTTCGTGCTCATCTGCTACCTTGATAGCAGTTAGATATGTAGCCACACCGTGTGTAGGGTGTTCTGCACCTGCTTTCCATAGCACCTGAACATTAGACCCACTACCAAAATCAGTACCTATAACATCACCACTTTCAGTCTGAATCATATCGTCAGCAAGTTTGTATTGCGTAGAGAACTTCCTAGCCTTATATGGCTTTCCATTCTCATCTTTGAACTCACGGACTTTTACTCCTGCGTCCTCAAGTTTCTTCGCTTCAGCGTTAGACACACCAACAGTTAGAGTATACTTGCCAGTATCTTCACCGTTGAACTTTTCTGTACTGTCTAGGTAGACGTACTTTGCTATACCTTTTGTTATCATAGTTTTTATTTCCTCTATATTGCCCCTTTAATAATAGACACAAAAGAGTGGGGCTTTCCTCTTAAGTATCTCTTTAAGACTAGACACTAGGTCGTTGCTATGAAACCAACTAGAGTATATTGACATTTCTGTGCGGTAATTCGCTAATGCCTAGACTTAAAGTGTTTCCTTAAGTGAGACCTAAAGATAATAACTATAATGATTATATCTTTAGGCTTCACTTTAATTGTATCTATAGTATTATTGTACCATACTTTCTACTGTTTGTCAAGTGTTTTTAGAACATTTATTTCCTCCTCTATCTTGTCTATAGTGAAAGGGTTAGACATAGCTGAACATACAGTGCAAGTGTCTAGGTACTCCTTTGTTTCAGGGTCTTTCCTCACTGCCTCTATATCTGACAGCCTCTCATTACAGCATTTACATCTCATTTTAGTCCTCCCTTACGTTGTGCTAATAAGATTAAGATGTCTTCCATATCGCTGAATATAGTACCTTCAGCCTCACGTTTGATGTGGTCTCTATGGTACTGTTCTGTAGCCATCTCTTTTTTAGCGTAAGCCATTAATGTTTCATCGCTTACTTCCTTATCGTTGTCTACACAATCCATAAGGTATCCGTTACTATTTATTTTACTCATCTTTTTGTTCCTCCTCCTCATCGATGTTATCTATTGCAGTACAGTGGTCATTACAGCTTGAGCATATACCATTTATATATACACTCTCACCACAACAGTCACTGACTGAATCAACTTCATAT